GCCGTCGCAGGTGTTGTATCAGTTACTGGGCACCATAGTTGAAGAAGGTCGTAGGTTCGCTAGTGCAGCGGATCTGAAGGTATCCGACATGAGTGCTCAGTCCCCTGTAGGGACAACGCTCGCTATTTTAGAGCGTACGTTAAAGGTGATGTCGGCTGTGCAGGCTCGCATTCACTATGCGATGAAGCAGGAGTTTAGGCTCCTGAAAGAGATCATCCGTGACTACACCCCCGAGGAGTATTCCTACGAGCCAGAAGATGGCACGCCTCGCGCCAAACAGTCTGACTACGATCAGGTAGATGTTATCCCTGTCAGCGATCCTAATGCGGCAACCATGTCGCAAAAGGTGGTCCAGTACCAAGCAGTCATGCAGTTGGCTCAACAAGCCCCTCAGTTATATGACCTGCCATACCTGCATCGTCAGATGTTGGATGTGCTTGGGGTTAAAAACGCCAGCAAGTTAGTGCCGATGTCTGATGACCAGAAGCCCCGCGATCCGGTCTCCGAGAACATGGATGTGCTTAATAGCAAGCCAGTTAAGGCGTTCATCTATCAGGACCATCAGGCTCATATCACGGTCCACATGGCTGCAATTCAAGATCCTAAGATCCAGCAGATGGTTGGGCAAAGCCCGATGGCTAACCAAATCATGGGTGCTATGGCTGCTCACATTCAAGAGCATATTGCCTTTGAATATCGTCGGCAGATCGAAGAGCAACTGGGTGTACCTTATCCGGAGCCTAACGCCGAGATGTCAGAAGAGATGGAAGTGCAGGTCTCTCGTCTGGCAGCAGCAGGAGCACAAAAACTTCTGCAGGCTAACCAAGCCCAAGCAGCCCAGCAGCAGGCTCAACAGACTGCACAAGATCCGCTGGTCCAGATGCAACAACAAGAGTTGCAACTCAAGGCTAGGGAACTTGAACTTAAAGAGAAGCAAATGGCTATCCAAGCGGCAGAAAAGGCTGATCGGTTGGATATTGAACGTGAACGGATTGAGTCCCAGAAGGAGATTGCAGGAATGCAGGTTGGGGCTAAGACCGCAAAAGATCGTGCTGAGTTGGAAGCCAAGATGGAGTTGGAAGGCGTTCGACTTGGTTCGCAGATCGCTGAAAAGCGAGCAGTTATGAGTAAACCCGAAAAAAAGGAGAATAAATGAACAGTGACCTACTCAAGTATCTTTCAAGCAAGATACAAGAGGAGATGAAGGTGATTGAAACTGATACCGTGCTTGGACAAGCCAAAGATTTTGGCGATTACAAGTACGCATGCGGTATTTATCGTGGATTGCTAATAGCAAACAATATTCTTATTGAAACATCAGAAAGGATGGAAAAAGACGATGAGTGAACTCGCCATCGCTACAGAAGACGGTGAAGTAAGTACTCTGCCAGACACAGACGAACGCAAAGCCAAGCAGTTGCCGGACCCATCGGGGTATCGCATTTTGTGTGCAATCCCTGAGATTGAAGAGACTTATGATGGTGGCATTCTTAAATCAGATTTAACTCTTCAACATGAAGAACTTCTCACCACGGTTTTATTCGTGATGAAGATGGGACCGGATTGCTACAAAGATCCTACTCGCTTCCCGTCAGGGCCGTGGTGTAAGGAAGGGGACTTTATTCTCGTGCGCCCCCACGCAGGTACGAGGCTCAAGATTCATGGTCGTGAGTTTCGGATCATTAACGATGATTCCGTCGAGGGTGTAGTTGAAGACCCCCGTGGAATTAGCCGCAGATAAGGAGTAGGAAATGGCTGAAGCACAAAAGCAGGAAGAGTTTGAATTTGAGATCGAGAATGAGGTTGCGGCACCAGAGGTAGATCGCCGTAGCCCCGAGCAAATTCGTCAAGACCAGATTGATGCTGCAAAGCAGCAAACTAAGGGTAAACCCGAACCCGAGGCTAAAGACGACGATGTCGAGGTAATAGACGACACCCCGGAAGAGGACCGCAATCGGACCCCTTTACCTAAGAAAATCGTCGATGAGTTAGAGGCCGATGAACTGGAGGATTACTCCGAAAAGGTCAAGACTCGACTCATGCAGATGAAGAAAGTCTGGCATGACGAGCGGCGGGAGAAAGAACGTGCGTTGCGGGAGCAGCAGGAGGTTCTAGCACTCGCACAGAAACTAATAGAGGAAAATAAATCTCTTCGTGGTACAGTAAACGAGCGGGAAACTGCGCTGGCAGAGACCATGAAGGAAGCGGCTGAAAGGGCGCTTAAGTCGGCAAAAAATGAAGTACGCGATGCGTACCAAGAGGGGGATGCTGAGAAGATTGCAGAAGCACAGGAAAAACTGGCTGCTGCTACCCTTCGTGCTGCCCAAGCCGATAAATTTACCCCTACCCCTTTACAGCAACCCGAAACTGAAGTACAAAGCAACTTAATTGCACCACAAACTCCTCGTTTAGATGAGAAAACCAGTGCATGGATTGGTAAAAATCCGTGGTGGGGCACAGATCCAGAAATGACGGCTCTGGCCCTTGGTTACCATCAAAAACTAGAGCGGGAATTTGGTGCTGGTTATGTAAATACGGATGAATATTGGCGTAAAGTTGATGAGACTATGCGTAGGCGCTTCCCAGACTATGACTGGGGAGATGAAGAAATTAAAACGACTAACGGGGGCGGCAAGCCCGTTACGCGCACTGAAAAACCAGCCGCCACAGTGGTTGCTCCGGCATCCAGAAGCACATCCTCCAAAAAGATCGTGCTTAAGCAATCGCAAGTTGCTATTGCTAAGAAACTTGGATTAACCCCCGAGCAATATGCAAGGGAATTTGCAAAATTGGAGAACCAAAATGGCTGAAAACAGACTTGCACGCGAACTTGAAACCCGATCTGAGATCGAGCGTCCTAAATCATGGCAACCCGCATCGGTGCTGCCTGAGCCGGACAAACAACCCGGATACTCATATCGGTGGGTACGTGTTTCTGCAGGAGGAGAGGCAGATAGTAAAAATATCACTTCCAAACTCCGTGAGGGTTGGGAGCCTGTCCGTATTGAAGAACAACCCAAGTTCCAATTGTTGACTGATCCCAATAGTCGTTTTAAGGACAACATTGAGATCGCCGGACTGTTACTCTGCAAGATTCCTACTGAGTTCATGGAGCAACGCAAGGCGTATTACGCGAAGAAATCCAGAGACAATGTGGAAGCCGTAGATAACACGTTCATGAGAGAGAACGATAGTCGTATGCCTCTCTTTAAAGAGAGACGGTCTACAACTTCGTTCGGTAAAGGTAAATAACTTTTAACGAGGTTAAAATGGCATATCCCACCGTATCAGGCCCTTACGGGCTAATTCCGATCAATTTGATCGGCGGTCAGGTGTTTGCTGGTGCTACTCGTCAGATCCCCATTCAGACTGGTGAAACAACCGCTATTTTCTATGGCGACGTTGTCAACCTGACCACTGATGGCACGATCCGGAAGATGGCTACCACAGACGCTGGCGCTGTTGTTGGTGTTTTCCTTGGTTGCACCTACGTCGATCCGACCTATGGTCTGACCTTCCGTCAGTATTACCCCGGTGGCCTTTCAAACACCACGATGACTGCATACGTGCAGGACGATCCGGATGCTTTGTTTAAGGCTGCAGTGTGTGCTACTGGCACTACCACCATCAGTTACCTGAACCGTACTGATGTAAACCGTAACGCTGCTCTGGTTCAGAACCCCGGTTCTACAGCCACTGGAGATTCACGGGTTGCAGTAAATAATGCCTCTAACACGACTGATGCTCTTCCCTTGCGGATTGTTGACGTTGTGCCTGAGACAGCAATTGCAGGCTACCCCGGTTCTTACACGGAAGTCATCGTGAAGTGGAACTTTGGAATCCACCGTTACTACAACTCTACTGGTGTATAAGGAGATTCTAAATGGCTATTTCACGCGCACAACTACTGAAGGAACTCCTCCCCGGCCTGAACGCTCTGTTCGGCATGGAGTATGCTCGCTATGGTCAAGAGCATAAAGAGATTTTCGATACCGAGACCTCTGAGCGCTCCTTTGAAGAAGAGACCAAACTGTCTGGCTTCTCAGCCGCACCTGTCAAGAACGAGGGCTCTGCCATCGCTTATGACAACGGTCAAGAGGCATGGACTGCTCGCTATAACCACGAAACCATTGCTCTGGGCTTCTCGCTGACGGAAGAGGCAATTGAGGACAACCTCTATGACTCTCTGTCCAGCCGGTATACCAAGGCTCTGGCTCGTGCTATGGCTTACACCAAAGAAGTTAAGGCCGCTTCTATCCTGAACAACGGCTTTGACTCCGACTACACTGGTGGTGATGGCGTTCCTCTGTTCGCTAACAACCATCCGCTAGTCTCTGGTGGCACCAACAGCAACATTCCTTCCACTCCTTCGGACCTGTCTGAAGCCGCCCTTGAGGCTGCTGTTATTCAGATCGCCGCTTGGACGGATGAGCGTGGTCTGCTGATTGCTGCAAAGCCGCGTAAACTCGTTATTGCTCCGTCGAACATGTTCGTTGCGACTCGTATTCTTGAGACCGAACTGCGTGTTGCTACGGCTGATAACGACATCAACGCTCTGAAGAGCAACGGTTCGATCCCCGAGGGTTACACTGTAAACCACTGGTTGACCGACCCGGATGCTTGGTTCCTGACGACTGATGTTCCGAATGGTCTGAAGCACTTCGTTCGTACCCCGATGGCAACGTCGATGGACGGAGATTTCGACACCGGTAACGTCCGTTACAAGGCCCGTGAGCGTTATTCGTTCGGATGGTCTGATCCCCTTGGCGTGTTTGGCTCTGCTGGCTCGCCCTGATAGGGTGTTGTAAGAGAGGGGGGTTGCAAAACCCCCCTTTTGCTGTATTCTCAAGGTACTAGGATTTTTTATTTACTCTTATCGACTGACCTAGCAGACTTAGTAGAGACGATAAGAGGATGTGCTACTACACGAAAGGATCGTCATGGCACGTACTACTTTCTCCGGACCAGTAGCGTCCGACAATGGTTTTCTCCCCCCTGTAGTTCTTACGGCTGATCTCCCCCCTGCTGCTGATACTCCTGTTGGAGCGGTTTATATCGTTTCTGACAACGGTGCTGGCGACAACGAGTACTGCCTCGTAATTAATACTGGGTCTGCTTGGGTTACGGCTATCGGCGCTGCACTGTCTTAATAAGGGGGCTTTATGGGGATGCAATATGATGTCTTTGCGTCTGCCCCACTAACCTCCAGCGGGCAGTTTGAAAATGCTGCCGGAACAGACACGTTAGCGCGGCTACGCATTAAAACTATTTACGGAACCTGTGGAACTGATCCGGGCACGGTCATGTTTTATGACGGGGCAAATAATTCTGCGCCGCTTCTTATGACTATGGAAGTTCCTAACGATACTGCCCAAGGTACGTACTGGCTACCAATGCCCGGTGAGGGTATTTTGGCAGCAGATGGTGTTTACGCAGAAATCGTAAACGTCGCTTCAGTAATGATCATTTACGGATAACCAAACAAATGCAAAATGAAAAAGGTTACACGTTGGCAGGTAAGAAGATCTTTTTCGGTATTCCTGCTTACGACCACAAAGTCTCTCTAAAACAAGCCATTTCCCTAATGCGGTTTGCTCAAGAAGCGCCGCCTCATGGGATAGAAGCCGCTGTAGGAAGTATTTGTGGGTGTTCCGTGGTATCACGGGCACGTAATCTTTTGGTTGCAGACTTTTTAGAGTCTGATGCAACGGATTTGATGTTTATTGATGCGGATATTAATTTTGATCCGCAGGACATCTTCCGGCTTTTGGCTTGGGTATCTGAACCTAATATTGGGATCGCGGCTGGCATTCCTTGTGCTCGTAAGGTTGAGAAGACCTACATAGTTACTCTGGATGAGGAAAACAACCAGTTGACTATGAACCCTATGGGTCTAGTCCGTGCTAAACGGGTGGCTACTGCGTTCATGATGATCAAGCGCAAGGTCCTTGAGGACTTGGTTGAGAAGAATCCTCAGTGGAAATATTGGGATGATCGCAGTAATCGGTGGCTATCCGCAGTATTTGACTTCATGGTCAAGGACGATTCTTACGTTGGTGAGGATTATCTGTTCTGTGATCGGGCCCGTGAGATTGGATACGAGGTCTGGGTTGATCCGACTATCAAACTAGGTCACATGGGAACCATTGAGTACGAGGGCGATTTTGGTCGTGAAGCCTTCTACCCACGGCTGGTTCAAAACGAGAAAGTCTCAAATGGCTAAGTCCAAAGGTATGGGGATTAAAACCTCTGTGAAGTCGGGCAACTTTAGGCCGACTAAGCAAGGGGCTGGTATGACTGAAAAAGGTGTGGCCGCATACCGTCGTGCCAATCCCGGTTCTAAACTCCAGACCGCAGTAACTGAAGATAACCCAACAGGTAAACGCGCTGCACGGCGCAAGTCGTTCTGTGCTCGTTCTGCTGGGCAGATGAAAAAATTTCCCGAAGCCGCTAAAGATCCTAACAGCCGCATTCGGCAAGCACGTAGAAGGTGGAAGTGCTAAATGGAAATGATGCTTTGGAACATGGTATTGACAGCGCTGCTGGGTGTCTTAGCCTATGTTGGGCACGAGAAATCTTCAGAAATACAGCGCCTCAGTATCCTTTTAAACAAAACACGCGAGGAGGTGGCCCGTGATAACGTCACTCAAGCAGAAATTGACAAACTTGTGGAACACATTGATGCAAGGTTTAACCGCCTTGAAGACAAAATTAACCAACTTATTCAAAAGGGGTAAGTGATGGCTGAAGATTCTGCCCGCACAAAAATGCTTAAAGAGGCTCCAGTCGATGAAGACATGGGGCCGATTAAACGTGCGGTTAAATCAGGCGCTGTAAAAGTCAGCGAACTGTTGGATCGCATGGGTATGAAGCAAGAGAAGGAATACGAAGGCAAGTCAAAAGAAGAACTTGCTATTAAGAAGCGTGCTGGTGGAATGATTGGATCGGCTTCAAAGCGGGCTGATGGTTGCGCCCAGCGCGGGAAAACTCGCGGGAAGATGGTGTAACTATGGCTTTTTCTGGAGAACCCGGAATTGTTAAGAGACTTGGTGCAGGTCTTATGAAAATGCTTGGTAAAAATAATGAATACCGGTATGACTACAACCCTGACGATCAAACTTACACTCAAATTTCAGGACCCGGTATGAAAAAGGGTGGAGTAGTTAAATCTTCTGCCTCTAAACGTGCAGATGTGGTTTAAAAATGGCACTTAAAGACATTATTGCTGCGGGTGGGGCTGTGCCTTACCTTCTAAGTAGAATGGATAACAGCAAAAAGTTAAAAGAAAAGATTGGTGGGCTTGAAGACGAGAATGCTGCCTTGCGAGCCCAAATGGAAGGTGCTCAAGGCGCTGCTCCCGGTATGAAAAAAGGTGGCAGAGTTAAAAAGATGGCTGCTGGCGGTTCCGCTTCCAAGCGTGCAGATGGTTGCGCCCAGCGTGGCAAGACCCGTGGGAAGATGGTTTGATGCCTGCTGTATCGGCAAAACAGGAAAGATTTATGCAAGCGGTGGCTAATAACCCAGCGTTTGCAAAGAAGGTTGGGGTTCCCCAATCGGTAGGGCGTGAGTTCACTAAGAAAGAAGGTGGAACTGTGAAGGGCATTAAAAAAATTCTCCCCACCTCGTATGAGATGGGTAATCTTGGCATGAAGAAAGGTGGAAGTATGAAAGAGTCTAAAGAAATGATGAAGAAAGAAGTGGCTTTCATGAAAAAGAAAGGTGCTCCCAAGTCAATGGTCAAGCATGAGATGGCCGAAGCCGGTATGAAAAAAGGTACTGCTAAATGAGACCGAGCCGGGGGATGGGGATTATTAACCCATCCAAGATGCCAAAAGCCAAGACGATCATTCGTAAGGATGATCCGAATAAGGTCAAGATGTATGCCAAAGGCGGTGAGTCAAAGGTGAACGAAGCCGGAAACTACACCAAACCTAGTATGCGGAAGCGGCTTTTTGAAAGCATCAAGGCTGGTGGTAAAGGGGGAGCCCCGGGTCAGTGGTCGGCTCGGAAGGCTCAAATGTTGGCTATGAAGTATAAGAAGGCTGGCGGTGGCTATAGGGATTAGATTTCCTGTTTATGACGCAAGTAAAGATGGCAACGTATTTGTTTGGATCTTAGAGGCATCAGAGGACTACAGGAATATCAGGCAACGGGAACGATATGTCGAACTTGAAAAAGCCACAGCGAAGTCTGAAAGCGTGGACCGCCCAAAAATGGCGGACTAAAAGTGGCAAACCATCTACGCAGGGACCGAAGGCTACAGGGGAAAGATATCTCCCGTCCTCCGCCATCTCAGCGTTGTCCCCGCAAGAGTATGCCGCCACCACTAGAGCCAAACGAGCAGGAAAAGCCAAAGGAAAGCAGTTTGTTGCCCAACCAAAAGGCATTGCCGCTAAAACCGCAGGACACAGGAAAGTAACGTAATGGCTACTACAGGGACTACCGCTTTTAACTTAGACCTCAACAACATTGTTGAAGAGGCGTTTGAGCGTTGCGGCCAAGAGTTGCGTAGCGGCTATGAGATGCGCACGGCCCGTCGTAGCCTAAACCTGTTGACTATTGAGTGGGCTAACCGGGGTATCAACCTTTGGACTATAGAACAGGGGTCTATTCCTCTGAATCAGGGCCAGATTACTTATGCCCTGCCTAACGACACAATTGACCTGATGGATATGGTGGTTCGTACCCAGATAGGTATTGACCAGACTGACATCAATATCAACCGTATTTCTAGCAGCACCTACGCCACTATTCCTAACAAGAACGCTCAGGGACGCCCGATTCAGGTCTGGATTGATAGGCAAAGTGGTGCTGAGAACCTTACAAGCAAAACACTAAGCACTACTATTACTTCCTCCTCCAACACTATTACGCTTAGTTCCGTAGAAGGTCTAAACTACGTAGGGTTTATCAAACTGGGCAACGAGACCATCGGATACAACGAAATATCAGGGAATACCCTACAAAACTGTGTCCGTGGCGTAGATGGCAGCACCCCGGCTGGACATAACAGCGGAGCGGTTGTAACGGTGCGGAACCTTCCTAATATCAACGTATGGCCTTCCCCGGATCAGTCCAACTACTACAGTTTTGTCTACTGGCGGCTGCGCCGGATTCAGGATGCTGGAAACGGTATTAATACTGAGGACATTCCTTTTAGGATGCTGCCTTGTATGGCGGCTGGGCTGGCTTATTACCTGTCCTTGAAGATCCCCGGGGCAGAGGGTCGTATTGACATGTTAAAGGCGGCATACGAAGAACAATGGGCGCTGGGTTCAAGTGAAGACCGAGAAAAGGCTTCTTTGCGGCTGGCTCCGAGGCAGTACTTTTATTGAGGTGAGCGATGGCTGGTCCAAAGTTTGCTTCTGGCAAATGGGCAATAGCGGAATGCGACAGATGCAGTTTTCGATACAAACTGAAAGAGTTGAGAAAGTTGGTCATCAAGACCAAGAACATCAACTTGTTGGTTTGCCCTACCTGCTGGGAGCCGGATCAGCCCCAGTTGCAGTTGGGTATGTATCCTGTCTACGACCCGCAAGCCATACGGAACCCTCGTCGGGACAACTCCTACATAGAGTCTGGCCTGACTGGGTTGCAGGTAGAACCGCTTAATTTGCCGAATGAGGACGTAGATGCTTTTGGTACACCGTCAGGAGGTAGTAGACAAATCCAGTGGGGGTGGAACCCTGTTGGTCTGAATGATCCCTTGCAGTTATCTGGGTTAGTCAATAACCTAGTGGCTAACGGGGAAGTAGGAACCGTAACCGTAACGATTACTTAGGAGTAACAAATGGAAAAAACCGCGATGAAAAAAGTCGCCAAGGCCGAAGTCAAAGCCCACGAGAAAAAGATGCACGGTAAGGGCTATCGGGCTGGCGGAAAGACTAATCTGGATATGAAGAAAATGGGACGGAATCTGGCTAAGATTGCCAATCAGAAGTCGCCTATGATGCGTGTTCGTAAAACAGGGATCTAATCATGAGTGCAAAAAACGACAAGTGGAATTACTTCCCGGCTGAGACCGCCGACCCAATTGGTAAGTACACCCAGCCAAAGGACTACACCGATACTATGGGTAATAACGGCTATCCCAATGCCATCCCCAATACACAGACTATGCGGACCCGTGGGACTAAAAACACCACTCGTGGCAATAGCAACAGCACAAAGATGGGCTAAATGAACTACCAGACGCTGTTTCAGACAATTCAGGCTTATTGCGAGAACGACTTTCCGGACACGGTAGTCGTTAATACGTCT